TGCCCAAGAACTTCATCGACGAGTTCCTCGACCTCAAGCGCCGGGTTTCCACGCTCGAGCGAGCGACGCGCGTGCCGCAGGTCACGTCAGCCGAAGGCGCGGGACCGCAGTCCTCCATGCTGCCCGCCGGCACCTACAACTCCCTCTCGGGCGTGACGCACCAGCAGACGACGTTCGGCAATGCGCTCACGGTCACCGTGAAGACGACCGCCAGCGGTCGGCTGTTCCTCGTCTACGGCTGCAACCTGACGGGCGGCGGCTCGGCGGGGCAGCTGGCGAGCGCTGTGCCGTACGTCTACGACGCCGACACCAACGAGCAGCTCAAGCCGGACCCTGACACGGGCATCGGCTGGGTCACGCTGGCGAACGATCGCAACGGCGTCGTGAATGCGGCCGGGGGCGGCATGTTCGAGGACATCGGCGGTCCGCGAAACCTCCGCGTGGTGATGAACTTCATCCACGCGGGCGGCACCTCGTACACGTCGGTCTTCGGCCCGGCCTGGATCTACGCGGCTCCGCTGTGAACTCGATCTCGTCCCTGTCGTCGCCGTTCACCGACGAGGGATTCACTGCCGTCTACTACACGGGGCTGACGCCAGGCACGGCGACCGCCGCCGTCTACGGCAACATCCTCACGGGCACCGTGCTCACCTACAAGTTCAACAGCCAGATCCTCATCGCGCAGCCGTTCTGAAGGAGCTCCATGCGTCACCTCGTCATTCCCGACACCCAGGTCAAGCCGGACGTGCCGATGTTCCACCTCGAGTGGATCGGCCGCTACATCGCCGACAAGCAGCCGGAGAAGATCATCCACCTCGGTGACCACTGGGACTTCCCGTCGCTGAGCTCGTACGACAAGGGCAAGAAGCAGATGGAGGGACGGCGCAGCGACGCGGACATCGCCGCTGGCAACCTCGGGATCGAGATGCTCAACGATGCGACCGAGCAGCTGAACGCCCGGCGGCGCCGAGGCGGCCGCAAGCTCTACCGGCCCGAGCGTCACCTGCTCCGCGGCAACCATGAGGACCGCCTGCAGCGGGCGATCGACTGCAACCCGCAGCTCGACGGCGTGCTCACGTTCGACGACCTCAAGTCGCCTGGGTGGGAGGTCCATCCGTTCCTCAAGCCGGTGTGGCTGGACGGCGTGGCGTACGCGCACTACTTCTACAACCCGAACACTGGGCACCCGCTGAGCTCGATGGCGCCGACGCGCCTCAAGCAGATCGGCCACTCGTTCACGATGGGCCACCAGCAGACGCTCGACTACGCGCTGCGCCCGGTCGGCAACACGATGCACCATGGCCTCATCGCTGGCGCGTGCTACCTCCACGTCGAGGACTACAAGGGCCCGCAGGGCAACTCGCACTGGCGCGGCATCGTGATGTGCCACGAGGTCGAGGACGGGAACTACGACCCGATGTTCGTCAGCCTCAACTACCTCTGCCGCCGGTACGAGGGCATGACGCTGGCTGAGTTCGCGCTGCGTAAGGGCTTCGACCTCCCAGCTTGAGTAGAGTGAGGATCCATGACTGAGGCATCACGCACCAGGGTCTACGTGGCGGGACCGTACACGTCCGACCCGGAGACCAACACCGAGTACGCGCTTTGGGTGGGCAACCTGCTCCTCGACCTGGGCTTCGCGCCGATGGTCCCGCACCTCACCCACTTCATGCACGAGCGGCGGCCGCAGGACTACCGGGTCTGGATGGAGCTCAACCTCGCGTGGATGTCGCAGGCTGACCTCGTCTACCGGATCGCCGGCCAGTCGAGCGGCGCCGACGAGGAGGTCGCACTCGCGCGCTCGCTCGGCATCCCCGTCGTGGTGTCCGAGCTCGAGCCCTTCGACCCGCGGGACGAGAACTTCCTCGCTGCCCAGCGGCGGACTCGGATCAAGGAGGACATGCGCGACGTGCTGTGCGTGCGCCTGCCGCAGCAGCCGGGATCGGTGCCGCCGCCCATCGAGGCAGCCCTCGAGCGCATGCGGGCCGTCTTCGCCAGCAAGAACGCCGACTACGCCGACGACCGTGAGTGGAAGTCGAACTTCGTCGACGTCGCCGAGCAGCTCGGCTTCGACCACTACACGGCGGCCGAGGTGCTGATCGCGGTCAAGCAGGCACGGCTCAAGTCGCTGCGCGTGAACGGGCGTGCGCCAGCCAACGAGGCGGTGGAGGACACGATCCTCGACCGTGCCGTGTACTCCCTCATCGCCCTCGCGTTCCTCGAGGAGGACAAGTCATGAGCAAGTACAACCCGAAGAACCTGCTGCAGCAGGAGCCGGTCGCCATCGGCGGTGGCGTGACCGTGCTCGTGCAGCTGCTGGTGCTGCTGCACGTCGTGAGCCTCTCCGCCGAGCAGATCGCAGGCATCACCGTCGCCGTCGTCACGCTGCTCACGCTGCTGACGCGCCGCAAGGTCACGCCGTCCGAGAACGTCCTCGTGACCAAGCGGGACATCAAGGCCGCCGTCGACAAGCTGCTCAAGGGCGAGCCGAAGTGATCATCGTCATCGAGGGCCCCGACGCCTCGGGCAAGACGACCCTCGCGAAGGCCATCGCGGAGGCGATCGACGCTGCGTACGTGCATGCGTCGGCGCCTCTGCGCCACCCGCTCGTCGAGTACACCGAGCCCATCGAGACGCTGCGTCCCGAGCACATCGTGCTCGACCGCTGGCACATCGGCGAGATGATCTACGGCCCGAAGTACCGAGGCAAGGCCGGCCTCTCGCGCAAGCAGTTCGACGCCGTCGAGGAGTTCCTCTCCGAGCGTGGCGCGCTGCTCGTGCACTGCGACGACCGGTTCGACGAGCTGGTCAGCCGCATGCACGGCCGGGGTGAGGAGATCCACCCCACCTACCAGCAGGAGATCCGTGACTTCCGCCACTGGGTGCGGGAGTCCCGGCTGCCGGCGTTCACCTACCGCCTGTCCGCGGGCGAGATCGAGCGGCAGCAGCAGCAGATCATCGGGTTCGCGAAGGGGCTGGGACGTCGATGCACCTCGTGATCAACGACATGAAGGACGGCTACCGCGAGCTCATCGACTTCGTGGTGGAGAACGGCAAGACCGTCTCGCCGCGAGGCCAGGAGACGCGCGAGATCGTCGGCGCGAGCTTCGAGCTGACGAACCCGTACGAGTCCCTGCCGTGGGGCATCAACCGCAACTTCGGCAAGGGCATCGCTGCGGCCGAGGCGCTGCAGCTGATCGGCGGCGTCTCGCACCCCGCGCTGATGGCCAAGCTCGGCCAGAACTTCCCGCGGTTCCAGGACGGCGGCACGTTCCACGGCGCCTACGGCCCGCGGCTGCGCCAGCAGCTCCCGCGCGTCGTCGATCGGCTCGAGAAGGATCCGGACACGCGGCAGGCGATCGCGAACATCTGGGACCCTGCGCTCGACCTGCCCGAGGACGGACTGCGCGACTACCCGTGCACGCTCAACCTCCACTTCATGGTCCGCGACGGCCGGCTCGTGCTCTGCACGACGATGCGCAGCAACGACGTCTGGTGGGGGCTCGCGCACGACGTGTTCCAGTTCACGCAGCTGCAGCTGACCGTTGCGACGGCACTGCGCATCCCGCCCGGCGCCTACCACCACCGGGCGAACTCGCTCCACGTCTACACGCGGGACCTCGAGGCGATCAGCAAGCTGACCTCGTACCGCCGCCTGCCGGGCATGGAGTACACGCCGGCTGGGATCGACGTCTACCACTCGGACGCACCGACCGCCGCCGAGCGGTTCCGTGAGGCGGCTGAGACGGCACGGGCGCTGCTCGACAACTCGTCGCAGTACGGCACTGCCGACGAGGTGTGGTACCGGAAGGCCATCGGGCATGCCGCTCCCTGACGACCTGGACTTCGTCCTCGTCGAGTCGATGGAAGAGGCCAATGCGCTGATGCGCTGGCTCGGTGAGCGGCGGCCCGTGCTGGCCGTCGACACCGAGACCTCGGGCTTCGACTGGTGGCGCGGCGACCTCCGCCTCGTGCAGTTCGGCGACGCCCGCAAGGGATGGGCCGTTCCGTTCGCCGGCTGGGGCGGCCTCGTCAAGGAGGCGCTCGAGAACTACGCGGGGCAGCTGGCGTTCCACAACGCCAAGTTCGACCTGCACTGGCTCGAGCGCGCAGGCATCAAGCCCAAGCGCCACCTCGTCGACGACACGGCGCTCATGGTCCACCTGCTCGAGCCGAACCAGCGCTTCGGTCTCAAGCCGGCCGGCCAGCGACTGATCGACCCGCGGGCCGGCCAGGGGCAGGACAAGCTGAAGAAGGCGATGACTCGAGCGAAGTGGACGTGGGGCACGCTCCCCGTCGAGCTCGAGGAGTACTGGGTCTACGCGGCTCAGGACACGGTGCTGACAGCCCACCTGTGGGAACACTGCCGTTCCCGCATGGGTGGTGACCTGAGCCGCGTGTACGACACGGAGCTGGCCGTGATGATGGTTCTTATAGCCATGGAAGAACGCGGCGTGTGCGTGGACCTGGAGTACGCAGCGAGGACGGCCGCCCAGATGGAGCAGTTCGCTGCCGAGATGCGGGCCTACGTGGCTTCTGAGTACGGCCTCACCTCCATCGGTGGCCAGTCGCTCGCAGGCCGCTTCCAGCAGGAGGGTGTGGTCCTCACCAAGAAGACGCAAGACGGCGGCTGGAGCATGGATGAGGAGGTCCTCAAGTCCATCCGCCACCCTCTCGCCGATCACGTGCTCGACATCCGCAAGTCTGAGAAGCTGGCGCGGACCTACTTCGCTGCGTTCGAGCAGCTCGCCGAGGACGGTGTCATCCACCCGTCGGTGAACCAGGTGGGCGCCCAGACCGGCCGCATGAGCGTGAGCTCACCGTCGCTGCAGAACCTGCCGCGCGGGCGGGTGGTGCGCGACGCCTTCGTACCTCGCGAGGGCAACGTGATGGTCTCGCTCGACTACGAGCAGATCGAAGCGCGGCTGTTCACGCACTTCGCCGGCGACCACGAGATGGCTGCGCTGTTCGACGGCGAGGTCGACTTCTTCACGGGGATGGCGCGGAGGATCTACGGCGACGAGTCGCTCGTCAAGGACGATCCCCGCCGGCAGATCACCAAGAACGCCATGTACGCCAAGATCTACGGCGCAGGCACAGCGAAGTTCGCGCTGACCGCCGGCGTCTCCGAGGCCGAGGCCGGCGCCTTCCTCAACCAGCTCGACGCAGCATTCCCGTCGCTGCGCACGCTCCAGCACCAGATCGTGACCACCGCGAAGCAGCGGCAGGTCGACGAGGGCTCGAGCTACGTCGTCACGCCAGCGGGTCGGCTACAGGTGGCCGACAAGGGCCACGAGTACAGGCTCGTGAACTACCTGATCCAGGGCACCGCAGCCGACGTCCTCAAGCAGGTCATCGTCGAGCTCGACGCAATGGACCTCACCGACCACTTCGTGATGCCCGTCCACGACGAGCTGATCTTTGACGTGCCCGAGGGTGACGCAGCGGAGTTGATCGAAGCCGTCGAACGCGTTATGGTTCGTGACGACTTCATGGTCCAGCTTCGGGTGGACACGCACGTCGGCGATCGATGGGGAGCGCTCAAGTGAAGAACCTGTCGAACTGGCTCTACCTCGCGGGCTCAGTCTGCTTCTTCGCAGGCACCGTGATCAACATGTGGAGGGGACAATGACGATCCTCGGGTGGCGCGCCGACGACGGCGCGTGTGGCCACTACCGCATCGCGTGGCCGTGGGCTGCGATGGCTGAGGCTGGCGCCGACGTCCGCCAGCACCACGTGCTGTCGCCGCAGGAGATGATCGACGCTGAGCTCACTGTCTGCCAGCGCGTGACTCTGCCTATCCCCGCACGAGTGATGACGACCGCTGCGCAGCATGGCGCGAAGCTCGCGTTCGAGACGGACGACTTGCTGTGGCGTGTCGACCCATCGAACTCGACGTTCGCCCAGTTCCAGGTCAAGGAGATCCGCGCTGCGATCGAGGAGGCCATTGAGGCTTGCGTCGGGTTCGTCGTGTCGACCAAGCCTCTCGCCGAGGAGGTCCGCGTCCGCTACCCGGGCATGACGGTCGTCGTGCTCGAGAACGGCGTGCCCGACTACATGGCAGAGGTCGAGCGACCCGAGCACGAGGGCGTCCGCGTCGTCTGGGCTGGCAGCCCCACGCACGGCGGTGACTTCAGCAAGGACGTCAAGTACGGGCTGAAGAAGCTCACGCAGCGCACGGATGTCGAGGTCCACTGCCTCGGCCACGACTACTCGAAGCAGCTCGGCGTCGCAGCGCAGGTCGTGCCGTGGTCCGAGGACATGCGAGGCTTCCACCTCGGTCTCGGCCGGTTCGACATCGGCCTCTGTCCGCTGGCGCCGACGCGGTTCAACCGTGCCAAGTCGGGCATCAAGGCCATGGAGTACCAGGCCGCGGGCGTCGTTCCGGTGGCCACGGACTGCGAGGCCTACCGGAACGTGATCACCGACGGCGAGACAGGGTTCTTGGTGCGAACCCAGTGGGAGTGGGCCGATCGCCTCACCCAGCTTGCCCAGGATCATGCCCTGCGGACGCAGATGGCCCAGGCATGCCAGTCACTCACCGCTGGGCGGACATACCGCCAGCGAGCGAATGAGTGGCTCTCGGGGCTGAACCAGCTCTAGGGGACGACCGGCCCGCAGATCGGCTCCCAGTTCGGTCCGCGGTGGCACTGCCAGGCTTCGCCCAGCTGTGGCGCCTCGCTGGTGCCCGGGTCCGGCCCGAAGTCTGGACCGGTCTCGTAGGGTGGAGGCGTTGAGTAGGCAGTGACGCCCGCGGCCAACACCAGTGCGATCAGCAGCTTCCTCATCTCAGCTCTCCTTGGTTCGAGCGGCCTCGAGGGCCGCTTCGATCTCGATCAGCACCCGGCGGCGCTGGTACTCCTGCACTGCCTCCGCGCGGCTCATGACTCCAGCCCCACGTAGTCGCGGAACGCCGTCGCGGGGATGATCCGCGGCTCGGCTCCGTCCTTCTCCACCCAGATCAGCTCGCGGCCGCGGATGTCGCCATCCGACTCGACCCCGTAGGCCTTCGCGTTGGGCGCCTCGATGATGAGGCGGCCGCGGGTGAAGTTGATCGTCATCGTCATGGTGTCCATCAGTCTGCACCTCCGAACCTGGGCTTCGGCGGCCTCGGCCGCGGCGTACATCGTGGGGAACTCTGCGTGGCGCAGCGCGGACAGTCCGCTCACTCGCCAGGGGTTGCGGCGCGTCCAGAACTCGTTCATCCAGACGCGGACGGCCGGGGTCTCGGTGCGGACCATGCCTGTCGCTGTGTGGTGCCAACCTTCCATGGTGTTCTCCTCAGTCTTGCTCACAAGGACCATGATACACGACGCTGCGCGAAATGAACACTCGCTGGGGAAATTAGTTCGAACGGACTGCTTCGATGCCGAGCCGCTCCCAGAACCTCTTCGCCTGGACCACGTTCATCGGATCGTTCCAGAAGTACGACCGGCCGCTCGTGTGGTGCGCCCAGGTCTGGTGGTACTGGTTCATGCATCCGCCAGCTCCGCGCGCGTGACGTGGCATCCAGGTGTACGGCGGGGCGAAGTCGAAGTGGCTCGCGTGCGTGACGTCACGGCCGAGCGTGACGACGTACTGGCCGGGCGGCGGTATCGGAACACATGCCGCTGCGGTCAGCGTGATCGTGACGGCTGCGAGGGCGCGCCGAAGCAGTGTGTCGAAGGCGCTCATTAGTCGTCCATCTTCACGAGCTCGATCCACTCGATGTAGGTGTCATGCCCCGTCTCGAAGTAGAACATGCCCTCGTACCACTCGTTCGCGGTACCGGCATCGTTGATCACGACTCGCGTCCCGGCAGGGACGTCCTCGCCGTACCAGGTCTTGAACTCTCCCTTGCGAGCGTAGTGGCGTCCCATCACTTGACCTCCGCGACGATCTTCTCGGGGTCCTTGTAGCTGATGCGGACCTTCATGCCGAGCTTCTCGGCGGCGTTCCAGATCCGCGAGCCACGCTTGCGGTCCTCGTAGTCGCCTCGACCGGTGCGCGGCAGCTCGCAGCGGCCGCGGACCTTGAGCTCATGCTGGATGGCCTCGGCCAGCTTGATGCTGCGCCCGCCGCCCTTGGCCTCGACCTTCGCCAGCTCGATGAGCAGGCGGGTCGAGGTCGCGGGCGCCTCGGGCACCTCATCGCCGGTGTGGCAGCTGCAGCTGCAGCGAACCACTCGCCCGTCGGCCGGGTTGGTGATCGCTGCCCTGCAGCGCTCGTGCCGTGGCTTGTAGCCAGGCGGCATGCCGGCCGTGTTGCACCAGCCGGAGATGTAGGGGAACGGCTTCGCCATGATCAAGCCTCCCCGAGGACAGCCGCGATGGCAGCGATCTCGTCGTCGCCCTTGAAGACGAGGTCCGTCGTGTGGCCGGTCGGCTCGGGGGCGAACCCCGCAGCGACGGCGCAGAGCGCCTCGACCATGGCGGTCGAGCGAGGCATCTCGGTGCAGTTCCGGCCCATCTTGGTGACGTACTCGGTGCCGACCTGGATCTCAGCGGTCTTCATGATTCTCATCTCCTGCTTCAAGGGGAGCACCTCAGTCGTGCTCACAAGGACCATGGTACACGCTCGATGCGGAGTTGAACACCTCTGGGCGAGAATAATCCAGAAGGACTGGCTACATGATCTCCGCGAAGTCGTTGAGCTCTGTGCCCGGCACGTCGTCTCCGATCGCCAGCTGCAGCGCCATGACGAACGCAGCGATGGCGTCGATCTGACCACCGCTCTTCCGCTTCGAGATCCGCACACCGCGGTCGGTCGACACGACGCCGAGGTTGGCGACCTGCTCGTCGAACGTCCGTTCGTTGCCGTGCCGCACGCGCTCGGAGAGGATCATGCGCTGGAACGTCTCGGTCGCTGCACTCATCCGCTCGGGCGACTGCGGGAACGGTTCCATCGGCAGACCAGCCTCTGCGCACTGCTGCGCGAACAGCGTCATGTACGCTGGGTCGTAGGCGATCTTCTGCACGCGGTACCGCGCTGCGAGACCCATGAGGAATGTGCGCACCTCCTCCTGGTCGATGTACTCGCCTTCCTCGTCGGGCGTGAAGGCGCGGACAACGACGTGCGCGACCTTCTGCGGCACCGCGATCCCCGCGTCGTTCTCGACAAACTCCTCCTCGACGTAGACGATCGCGATCCCAAACGTGTCACGCCGCAGCGCAGCGTCGACCCCGATCCAGACCTCGGCGCCGTCGGGGATGACTGCGCTGCGTCCGCAGGCCTCGTACTGCTTGCGCGGGAGCCAGCGCTCGAGTGCAGTCGTCCACTGGCTGAGTTGCAGCCGGCGGAAGACGTACTCTGGGCTGCGCCCCGCGAGCACCGCGGCAGCCTTCTTCTCGAGCCAGTCGTGCGACGGCGTGATCGGGTACGAGGGGTTCGCCTGTTGCCACGCCGCCGGGTCGTCGATCGCGAGCGAGCGGTCGGCCTCGTAGATGA